AGGAGTGTAGCAGAGTTAGAAGACATATTATCTTCATCAACAAATGCTGTTACAGTAATTGTACCATCTGACAAGTTAGCAAAGGTAATGTCTCCTGCACTAGCTCCACCGATAGTTACACCATCTACTGTACCACCGTTAATGTCTGCAGTGTCAGCTACAAGAGCATCTGTAGTTACTGTACCATCAAAGTAAGCATTTTTAAACTCTTTACTGCTTGAGCCAAGGTCAATGTCATTATCGGTAGTAGGCTCAATGACACCATCTTTAACTACAAACTGTTCAGTAGATGTACCAGATACATCAATACTAAATTCTACTTGATTATTTCCATCGTCTACAACAACTTTGTTTTTAGGACTAGTAGAGTTGGCATCACCAATTAAACCAATAACTGGTCCTTCTGCTGCTGTACCATCATGTTTGTGTCCAGAGGTATTATTAAAAGCAGCAAGAACTTGATCAAACTCGTCATTCGAGTCTGCTGCCTGAATAATATCACCGTCTGTATATGTAGACTGTCTTGTATAACCTGCCATTAACGTCTTGCTCCTGCGTCAAATTCTAGCTGAAAACCCTTGAGAGAGTATGGGGATGACTCTGCATTATCCACAACACGAAGTGCTACTGCAAAACCTGAACCTTCTACGGGTTGCCTTACAAGTGGATTTGTTTGACCACCATAAGTAGCAGTGTTGTATAGTGATGTTCCATAGATAGCTACAACTTTTGTCGAGTCAAACGGATAAGCTGCTGGTCTTGGGGCATTAGGGTCTTCATAGTCGTACCGTAAAAATAAGTCAGAGTTTACTGTACCTGTAGGTGAGTAGTTGATAATAACACGTTGAAAGTTCTTACGTATACCTGCATCACCTGCTGTAATATCTGGGCTACGATAACGACCTATAATATTTCGTGTATCAAATTTATTGCCCTGTTCTTGGCGATACACATACCCATCGTATCCACCATGAATAACGTAAGTAGTACCCTGTACACTGGCGGAGTCTGTAGATGCTGGTTGTACACCTTTTAATTTAGCAAACTCATAACCCTGTGCTTTACGTACAGCAATAACACCTGTAGCTGTGTTTTCTGTTGTACTATTTGGTTTAGAAAAGAAAATACGGTATTGTGTTTTATCTGGTATAACTAAACTATTAAAGTCATCAACGTCTGTCTCACCTTCAAACAACTCTTGTATTGGCTTACTAATTGTGCCTAACTCAACGTCATTAATTTTAGCTGTACCAGCAACCGTTCTTAAACCATCACGACCAAGGAAAACAATCTCACCTGCAAGTTCTTGTACAGTGTGTCCATTAAGACAACCAATGTCTCGTGTAACAGGTTGCAACACAAAATCAGCAACGGTGTTTCCTACAAGTTTATATATACGTTCTTCTGCAAAAATATACAGTTCATCACGAAAGGGAAACAGTGCCGTAACTTTACTATCTACTCGTATACTACCTGCACCATTAGCTGCAGTAAAATCGTTATCGGTATACGGAGCAGTAAATACTATTTCTTCTTGTGAAGCTGACATACCAGCAAAGAAAAGAGCATTCTTAAAATGTTTTACAAACTTAGGGTTGCTTGGAGCACCAGTAGCATTAAGATCAGTTACTGTACTACCATCGTACTTTGTTGCATGATTAGCACCATCAGCCCATACAATAAACTCTGTACCACTTAGGTTATATCTATCAAAAGTGTACCGTATCGCACTACTTCTGCCTGTATCTATTTCTGACCAAGAACCACTACCACTAGCAGCCTCAAATACTTTTTGTCCTCTTGCAGCAATTACTTTATTGTTTCCTGCAAAGTATGCAGACATTAATACTGGTTCAGTAGAGGCAGAAGTTTGTGGTACTATGTTAGTGTTCCACTTAGTATATCCGTTTATTCGTCTATATCCACCACTAACATCAGGCTCAAAGTTTTCTAGCTCTAGTGCCATGCCGGGTTGCATAGAGAATGTAGAACGGTCAAGAACTAAACCACCCTCTAACGGAAACACAAACGGATTAAGACCTGATTGATCTGGCATATTTTACCTTATATAAATTTACTTGCAGGTTTTTGTGAACGATTAATGGCAGTTGATCTAACATAAATAGTTCTATTAACAAGTAGACTTCTCATGTGTTTTATACCAGCTTCAAACCGTTGAAAGTTTAATTGGTACTGACTAGTTTCACCACGATACTGATAGCCGTATGCTGTAGCACCATCGACAATTACAGAACGATATTGTTCTGGAATAGCAGGTACATCTGTTGCAGCAGACAGTGAAGTAGAGTTAGCATAAAACTCATACTTTAATGTGTATGCTTTATCTGGATAAGGATACAAACCATACTTATTGTCTGGTGTTCTAAATACATATCTAGGAACACTGCCTACACCTGTAGTATCTTCCTGTGCAATATAATTATCTAAGTATGCTTTATAGTCTAACTCATCAAGACTACCACCAGCACATCCTAATGAATCATCTTTAATTAATCTAAAGGTATCGTAGTCTACATGTTTAGCAGTAGTAGCAATAGCATAACGTGTAGTACCTGCAACAAGAGTATCACTTTCTGTATTGTGATTAAAAGGCCATGAATACTCACTTGTATTTATGTAGTCTATCGCATCGTTAATTGCGTTTTTACATTGAACTTGAAAGCCCCTTGCAGCAGTAAAGCCTGAAGAGGTCAACGTAACTTCATTAAAACGAGAAATAACTTCGTTTGTAAGATCAAGATATGTGTATGCCATAAGATACTTTCAAGTTAAATGTGTCTAAGGGGCCACCCTAAAGCAGCCCCTCGGTAGTCATTTATTAAGCAAGTGCGTCACGACCTACTTCGTCAGCAGATACGTCACCCTGATCACTAACGTCCATCATTACAGCATAGACACGAATCTTACCAGCAGAATATGTTGCACCGTCACCAGCAAAGGTAAGGTCCAAAGTGTCTGCAGAAGCAAGAGTTACGTCTGCTGCAGGTGTTGCGGAAGGAGCATAAGCACCGTCAGCCGCACCGTCAATGTCAAACGCCGCAACAAATTCGTCAGCATCTGCTGCACCCAATGTTGCTGTAGCATTCGTACCAGTGTTCATAGTTGCAGAGTTTACAACTTGAAATCCTGCGTGCAATACACGAGTATTTGCAGGAATGGTAATACACTGAACTACATCTCCAGCCGTACTAGAAATAGCCTGTGCAGTAAGATCGACAGTCATATCTACGTAGTATGGAGCACGTCCACGTGCACTGCTACCGTGGGCAGGTTTTAAAAGAGTACTAATAGTAGCCATTGTTTATTCCTCCCCTTACGCCAAGTGATACTTAGCATTCACAAGAGCTTCTGGACGAAGAATCTTGCGACCATATAGATGCATACCCCGAACAATGTCGGCAAATGAATCTGGGTCACGGTATGTTTCTGTTTTGTTGATTTGCTCTGCAGTTGCAACAGCAGAATCATGTCCAGCAACAATCATGCCATAGTTGGTTGAAGAGTTCGTTCCAGTAAAGGAAGGACCAGTACCAACGGCAGGAAGGTTGTTAGATGTGTAAACAGAGAAACCGTGAATCTTAGTTCCGATTTGACCATTTTGAAGACCAGAACCACCGAAGTCTGCGTTAAACAAACGTGAGTCCTCATCTTTCAGCAGTTCCATGAATACTGGATCAACAACAAGCCAACGACCTTGTGAGTCCACGTTTTGCTGGTCAAGAAGACGAGACATACGTGCAATCACAGTCAATGGGAATGTGTCACCAACAGCAGGAGTTGAGTCAGTTGCACCACCAGTACGAGGCTGAAGGGCAAGTGCATCACCACCTGATCCACCGAAGTCTGCAGCATCAATTTTCATTGAAGACAACAGTTCGTCAGTACCAGCAGTTGAAACTGCAACACTACCATTAACGGTTGAGTTTACAGTATCTGGAGTACCGTGGATTGCTGATTGTTTAAAGCCTGTCAGGTAGCCAAGAACGTCTTGGTCAAACTGATCGGATAAACGATACGCAGCACGATCACTTGCAAGGCTTTGGAAGTTTACGTGAGAGTGGGCTTCCTCAATGTCATCGACTTTAAATGCAAAGTAGTTTGCTTTGTCGATGGTCAATGAAAAGTCTTCATCATCCAAATCTTGTGGTGTGATAGTTGTACCACGTGCGTATTCTTTTACAGTGATCTCAGGTTCTTTGATGATTTTTACTGAGTCACCCATGTTTGCAATTTCTCCGAAATAATCAGAGTTAGTAATTGCCTCGGCAACAGATGCTTTGCGGAATGCAAGTTGCACCTGTTTGCTGTAGATAACTGGCGAGAAATTACCATTAGGTAGGTTTCCATGACCAGCCGCAGTCGAAAATGCCATTTTAATTCTCCTTTAGCATTGAGACACAGATGCAAACCTTCAAGTTACTTATACAGAGGCTAATTCTAGTAGGGTGCATAATCAGGAAAGTTGGCCTACCTTCCATCAAATGGGCCAAAAGACATTAGGTTGTCCGAAAGCTATTGTTGTTTGCTAAGAGTAGTTAATGGTGCGAGTATTCCATAAGGGGGTCACACCATTAAATTGTACATATAGTTATATCATAAATATATTATATGTCAATACCTTTTATCGGGCAGAACCCGACATATCGTAAATAAATTTACCTGTACGAATGGCTTCCATAATTGCATCGGCAGCTTTTTCGTATTGTTGAGGTGACATTTTGTTTACATCACTTTCTTTAAATACTGCTGTGTCATTGTCAGTATCAGGTTGACTTCTATTATTACGACTATTTACAGAACGTGCAGCATCTTTGTTGCTTGCAGGTTTCTTTGTCTTAATGTTCATATCTGCTTTGTACAAGTCAATTGCCCTAGCAGCAGAACGAGCATCACTGTCATTCTCGTATAGTGCATCTTGTACCCACTTAGGCTGTTGATCTGCCCACTCGTGGAACGCATCACTATCACGAATTTCACCAAAGTCTGGGTGTGCTTTCATAAGCTCGACTTCAGCTTTTTCACGAGA